TTTCTAAATTTTGAATAGCGTCGGCAATTTTAGACATTTGTACTAATTAATCATGAAATTAAAACTTTAAGCTGAACAAGCCACGCATTCTGGTTCAAGACTAAATTGGATTGGACGAGCCTTTGCTTTTGAACGAAGATAGTACATCCCTGTCTTAAGACCCGCCTTCCACGCATACATGTGCATTGAAGACAACTTTGACAAGGTTGGACTTTCCATAAACAAATTCATAGACTGCGACTGATCAATAAATCGTCCTCGATCGGCTGCCATGTCAATAATAGATTTCTGACTAATTTCCCAGACGGTTTTGTAAAGTTTCTTAATTTCATCGGGAATATCCACAATATTTTGAATTGAACCACCCGCCTTTACCATGAGATCCTTCATGTCCTTGTTCCAAAGACCAATATTCTTGAGGTCTTCAACGAGATGACGATTCACAACCACAAACTCTCCCGCCAATACACGTCTCAAGTAGATATTAGTTGTATATGGTTCAAAACATTCGTTATTTCCCAAAATTTGGGCGGTAGAAGCTGTAGGCATTGGAGCCATGAGGAGACTGTTACGAAGACCCTTCTCCTTGATCCTTTCCTTGAGTGCGTCCCAATCATAATGAAGCTTTGTCTCACCATCCCACATATCAAACTGGAGAATTCCTTGGGAAGCTGGAGATCCCTCAAATGTTTCATAAGAACCCTGAATTTCAGCCAATTCACAACTTGCTTCTAGGGCTGCATGATACATAGTCTCAAAAATACGAGCATTGATTTCCTTGGCTTCATCCGAATCAAATGCAACTCTATGTAAAATAAATACATCCGCGAGACCTTGAACCCCAAGACCAATTGGTCTATGTCTCATATTTGACTTTCGAGCAGTCTCAACGGGATAAAAATTTCTATCAATAACTCTGTTCAAATTTTTAGTAACAGTCTTGGTGACTTCATGAAGTTTTTCATAATCAAAAGTGCGAGTCTCTTCATTGACATATTTCGGAAGGGCGATCGACGCCAAATTGCAAACAGCCGTCTCATCCTTATCAGTGTACTCTAAAATTTCCGTACAAAGATTGGAACTCTTAATTGTACCTAAATTCTTCTGATTTGACTTCTTGTTACACGCATCCTTGTAGAGCATGTACGGAGTACCTGTTTCTGTTTGTGACTTGAGGATTGCCTTCCAAACTTCCGCAGCTGGTACAGTCGCATTTGCTCGCCCTTCCTCCTCATACTTTGTGTAGAGAGCTTCAAACTCTTCGCCCACGGCATCCGAAAGACCTGGAGCTTTGTCTGGACAGAAAAGAGACCATTGACCACCCTCTTCAACTCTCTTCATGAATAGATCAGGAATCCAAAGGGCGGAGAAGAGGTCGCGACATCTTGCCTCTTCATCACCTTGATTAAGACGCAACTCGAGAAACTCCATAATATCGGCATGCCATGGTTCAAGATACACCGCAATGGATCCTTTGCGACGCCCGGCTTGATTTACATAGCGCGCCGTGGAATTAAATACACGAAGCATTGGGATAATACCATCTGATTGACCGTTTGTACCTCTAATACGAGATTTATTGGCTCTTACATCATGGATGTGCATACCGATACCTCCAGCCCACTTAGAAATTTGAGCACATTCGGTAAGAGTTCCATAAATACCATTAATTGAGTCTTCCTTGTTTGCAATCAGGAAGCAAGAACTCATTTGTGGTCTGGGAGTACCTGCATTGAAAAGTGTTGGCGTTGCGTGAATGAAAAGACCTTGTGACATCTTATCGTAGGTTTCAAGTACCGCGGGGATATCATCGCCGTGAATACCAATAGATACTCTCATAAACATATATTGCGGAGTTTCCATAAGGATTCCGTCTAGGCGTTGAAGATATGACTTTTCAAGCGTTTTGAGACCAAAATAACCAAAATCGTAATCTCTTTTAGTAACAATATCATCCTTTACTCGTCCTGCAATTTGTGCAACTTCATCGGTAACAATACCAGCTTTTGCCAACTTTTTCATAGCCACGTAAAAGTTGTTTGGACATACCTTCTGAATATTACTTGCAGTGATGCGTGTTGCAAGAATTTCGTAATCTGGATCGGTTGTAATCATTCCAACGCAGATTTCGGCAGAAAGCGTGTCTATTTCTTGTGTGGTAATGCCATCATACATAGAAGAGAATACCTGCTGGGCGACTTTGGAAGAGTCACAATTTTGGGAGAGTCCGTATGTTAGCTTTTTGATCCTATTGGTGACATTGTCGAATTTCATGTCTTCAATACGACCGGAGCGTTTTGTGACTCTCATACTTTTACTAATAAATCTAAGTGTTTTATTTTTAACTTACTTGCGGCACTTTTCAAGGTCACCACTTCTAACCTTTACGGTACCAACAACTTCCATCTTACGGTTGGGCTGGAGGAGATAGGTGTTATTGAAAAAGGCACCTTCCTCACCTGGTCGAGAAACTGGGGCATAAGATCCAACGAAGCAGGCTGGAGGTTTGCATGGAATTTCTTCAACATTGTTTGGCTTCTCGGCATAGACTGTGTCGAAGTCTGCAGCGTTCAACATTTAGTATTTACAGAGTTTTTTTTCCAGGTCTATATTAAATGTGTGACAACCTCCACCTCGATTCCCTCAAGCAGTGTGAGACTCCACTCAACACCCTGTTCTTTTCTGAGTTCAACCAAAATCTTCTCCAGCGTGGAATCCGTCAGGCGTTCAAGAACAAAACTGGCATTGCGATTGATCGTCAAAACCCGGATGACTTGTATAGCATTATGCGTGTAGTTTTCATTAACAACTCTGGTGACCATCATTCACGTATCAATGAACAGGTTAAGTTCATGAACTCGCGCGTGATTGATACCGCAGTATCACAAATTCAAACTGGTGTATCTCAGTATATGGCTTATGTGAAAGATATAGATACGACTGCTATGCCACTCGATCAGCCAATAAATACCAGTACGTACGGCAAAAAGATTGACATTAACAACAAGATTGGTATTAATTAAAGTTTTGGGTCGTTGACTTGATAAGATGAGCTTAAATTATTACAAAGCTGAAACAGAAAAAGTATGTAAATCAAAAGGTTGGGATCGAGCTGCAGTTGATACCGTATGGCTTCTTCTCACTGAAGAGTTTGGCGAACTTGCATCTGCGATTCGGCAATACAAAAAAACTTTCAAAAAGACTGGTTTGAAAAAGGAAAGAGGTACGGACGTTATGATGGAAATGGGTGATGTGTTCAGTTATTTATTTCAGTTAGCCCATATGCTAGATGTTGATCTGGATAAGATGTGGGAAGAACACCGGTCCAAAATGAAGACCAAAAAATATAATCTGAAGTAAAAGTAACTATGAGTAAGTTTATGCTCAAGGATGAAGACGCTATTAATGATGTCAATCCATTTGTCAAGCACGATTTCTCCCTTCCAGGAGGTGTAAGACAAAGTGGTGATTTTAGCGATTTTTCGGAAACACGCGAAGAAAGTGGAATTCCAACTACTTCAAAGAGTGTATTCTGTGACTACGCTTTATGTACAAAAGGTGCTTCTTGCTCTTTATCTAAACAAGTTCATCCACGAAGAAATATAGACCCTGGATTTACACAGGAAAATAAGAGTGTGGTTAGAGCTATAAAAGTTGGTGTGTCAAATAACCCTGAAATGTCAATTATTGGTGCTTCAATTCTTTTGGGGACAATTCTTATTATTGCATACTACTCAAGACGTTAAAAAAGTATTCAAGTCTGGACATGTTGCATGTCCTTTCAATTAAATCGGTAAGTGTATCATAGCAAAAATTCTTAATAAACTCTTTCTGCCAAGCACTTCTAACATTGATTCTAGGTGGTTGGAATGAAGGATCTAAAATCTTCGCAGTATGTGCAATTCTTACATAATTGTCACTTGAACGCAATGCTTCTTCGAGTGCCAATTCTGCCATTTTCTGTCTAACCTCAAACGTCTTATTCACCATTGTGTCCAGGAATTTAACATATGGAATAGATCTAGGTTTAGCCTTAAATTCTACCCATTCAGCGAGTGGTTCTGTGATGAGATGATCTACATATGTTTCGTAAGTTTTATTACTTTCCACGTATTTTTCATATTCAACCTGAATGTACTGAAGTTGGTGTTCAATGTGATAGACCGAAGTAGCCTTCTTAATGAAGGTAGTCATTTGGTTTCATTTCGTAGCATTTCTCTAAGTGATTGCCTAAGTCATGATTTGATACTTAAAAATCAAATAAAGACAAAGAGCGCTACATAAAAGAGCAAATAAAGAATGTACTCAGCTATTGCTAACAATAGCTTTTCTTACCTTCTTACTCTTGATGAGTTTAGAAAGGAACTTCCAGAAGAGACGCGACCTTCATGGATAAAGATTACAACGATTACGATGGTTTCAAGCTTTATCCAAGAGATTGATATTAAAAAACTTCGTGGTGTGTTTGAGAACATGGATTCCCTGAAACTTAAACGCAGTGGAACAAACGATGAAGGTGGATTCGAATGGAAATTGAAGCCTACGACTTTCTATAACCAGGTTACTCTAACTTATCATGATAAGTACAGTACAAAGTCTGTAAAAGTGTTCCCAAATGGTTCTATTCAAGTTGCCGGATGTTGTGATCTTTTTGACTGCAAGAGAATCATCACACAACTTACTTACATGTTTAAAACAATTTTGGGTATGGATGTGCAGGTCCCTGTGGATTCTTTCAGAGTTGTGATGATTAACTCAAACTTCTCTCTCAACTACAACATCAATCTTATGAAAGTTGCGCAACATTTTGAGAATTACTCGGATATATTCAAAGTATCTTTTGAACCGGATAGGTATTCGGCAGTAAAAATTAAGTTTAAACCAGCACAGGACATGAAAGAAATTACCACAAGTATTTTTTCGACTGGAAAAATCATTATCACCGGTGCAGAAACTCTCAAGGAAATTGCATTTGCTTACAACGTGATCAATCAGCACATTAACGAAGAACCGCAAATCAGAGTTTCACCCACTACAGAGACAGATGTCTTTGATACATTTTTGGGTTACAAATGTGAACCCATGATTGAACATCTCAGAAAAAAAGGATTTCATTCATGGCTCCAAACGATTACTAACAGGCAAATTAATTTCTAATGTTACAGTAATAAAAATGTCCCAGAGACTTGGTATGGCAGATGGTCGATGCTTTACCATCCACTCAGCATCTCAACTTACAAACAGCTACTTGATGCAACAAAACGGTATTAACAAGGTTGATAACTACTCATACCGTCAGCTTCTTCAAAAGGGTGGTCCAGAACTTATCAACAAGCTTGAAGAAGCTTCACGTGCTAAGTGTGACCCATGTGATAAAATGACAAATATGTCTAACATCTACTAACTGAGCTAAATTAGCAAAAAAACTTTAAAACCATACTCTAGAATGTCGCCATGTGCCATATGTCTAAATGAAGTGAGATCGACGAGAAAAAATTCACCGATCCGCTGTGGACATATGTTCCATACCCACTGTCTAGAGGAATGGAAAAGTAAAGGTAAGAATACGTGTCCTTTATGCAGGAAAGTATTTGATGTTTCACAATTTAATGTAATAGTAACTATTCAGAACAATTACACAGCGCAGTCTAACACTGTGTCATTGGAGAGTAACGCAATTTTTAATATAATGGATATGTTTGATATGACATTTGACGTTGAAAACACCTTAGATTTAGACAGTCTTTTGGCCGACCTTGGGGTGAGTCTTTCCGACTTTGATTCCCTTGTCCTTGACGCAGAATGAACTGCAGTAGCGTTCGTAGTTTAGACCGGGATAGTTTCTAGAAGCTTTGCGGGGATCGGTAATAGCCTTACCCTTTGCATCAGTCAGAAGTGGTCCGGTAGCCCACCCACGCTTGTGACTGAATACATTTGCTCTGAAGACAATACGTCTATTTAAACCGAATTTACCAGCCCGCTTAACTCTGGACAGTGGAACTTTGAAGAATTTAGCTACAGACTCTTGAGTGTCACCCGGTTTAATACGATATTCTACAACGCCATGTTGAACATAGAAGTGAAAGTCACCTTGACGAATGTAGTTAGTTGGTCTTCCAGGACAAACAAACATCATAACTTTGTAATACCCCTTTTTACATTTCTCACCCGGTTTAGCCCTGTAAATCTTTGTAGGATTATCCGAAATGACGCGCTTTGGAAGACCTCTGCAGTGAGTGTAGTCATGATTTCTGTTTGAAAGACCCGAACGATCACCCGGAATGGACTTCTGCCATCTATATGCTTCATAGTCTCCTACTGCATACGCATAGCAGTTGTTGTTACCAATGCCAGTCGCTGTACCCCAGCGCTTGGTAGTAAATTTTCGTTCAGAACCACTCAGTGGAAGTTCTTTCATTTGTAGTTTGTCTAGAAAAAAATATAGCTATCTAATAAAATGATCAAGGAAGCTGTTAAGTCTGAAACCAAATCTGATATCCTCGTTGAGTTTCTCATCTTTGTGTTGAACATTCTCATCGCGACTTTCGTTCTCCGATTTGCGTGGAACAAGTCTCTTGTGCCACACGTCACCGTTCTCAAGCCACTTGAAACAATGCTCGATGCTTTCATCCTTGCATTGTCCCTGAATGTTGTTAGAGGTCTTTAGATTTCTTCGTAACCAATAGTTTTTTCACCATTGGGGTGAATAATAGTAGGAAAGGCTTCCATATCTGAACAACCTTCTTTATCACAATCGACAAACTTGAATGGCTTACCAGCCTTTTTCATGTAGTCTAACTGCTTACGAGTCCATCCACAACCCATGGTCCCGTAAATAGTCCATTGTTCTCCGTTTGAAACTGACGCACTGACAGTGACATC